TTTACAAGGTACAAATTAAATCAATATTATAATTGGCATGCTGACCAACAAGCTGAACCTTATAACAACGGACACCCTCAACATGAAGGTAAGATAAGAAAATTATCATGTACAATACAACTAAATCACCCACACGAATATGAGGGTGGTGATTTACAGTTTAGAACACCACATGGTGAGTTTACTTGTAATGAAATAAAACCAAAAGGGTCTATATGTATCTTTCCGTCTTTTGTTACTCATAGAGTTACAACTGTTACATCTGGTACAAGAAATAGTTTAGTAATGTGGAATTTAGGATACCCATATAAATGATTTTTTACGGTAAAATAAGAGATTAGTCATGCTTGATGAAATAAAAATACAACCACTTTTTGCTAAACCTCTTGCATTTACTAAAATTTCTATACACGAAAGTGATATACAGATAATAAAAGATTTAGAATATAAACAAATAGAACCTGATGGTTTTCAATCTGTAGATGATATGATATGGGATAGACTACCTGATTTAACTAGAGATATAGAACATCAAGTAAAAGCATTTAATGATAATGTAATGTTCTTTCAAACACCTATCAAAATGACTAGAATGTGGGGAACTAAATTTTTACCTGGTCAACAAGGCGAAGTACACTATCATAAAAACTCAACGTATAGTTTTGTATTATACTTAGATAAAGGTATGAGTTGTCAGTTTCAATCATTTGGGCAAGAAGAATTGTTTGACCCAAAGTATGATAAATATAATATATTTAATATGAAAAGTTTTGACATGCCAGTAGAAAGAGGTACACTACTAATATTTAAATCTAGTTTACCTCATAAAGTTATGAAAACTAATAATGAAAGATATAGTGTTGCTGGTAATTTTGTAGTTACTGATTTAAAGGATTTTAATATTGTATGACAACGTTTATAGGTGAATATAAGATAGACGATAGTATTTGTGATAGACTTATTGAACATCACAAAAACGGAAAGAAAAAACAAGGTCTTTCTGGTTATGATATGATTGATAAAGACACTAAAGATAGTATAGATGTTGCTGGCAAAGATATACCTTATTATTATGATTATTTAAATGTATGTATTGAAAAATATAAACAAACTTATATATTTTCGGACAAAGACCAATATTATTATGATGTTTTAGAATGTCCAAACATACAATATTACCCACCAGGTGGTGGTTTTAAAATTTGGCACTATGAAAATACTTGGCAAAGAGATGTTAATAATCCAAATGATTTAACAATGGCAAAAAGACACTTAGTCTTTATGACTTATTTAAATGATGTAACAGATGAAGGTGAAACTGAATTTTTTTATCAAAAAAGAATTATACAACCTCGTAAAGGTCTTACACTTATTTGGCCAGCAAGTTGGACTCATACTCATAAAGGTGTACCATCATTAACACAAGAAAAATATATTATAACAGGTTGGATTTCTTTTAGAGATTATGTGGATCAAAAATAACTTTTTAAAAAATGTTAATGATGTAAGGCAAGTTGCACTTAACTCAACATATAGAACAAATGAACACAACACTTTTTATAGAGGGTTTAGAGCAGATGTACCAGAAGAATATTATCACACTATTGCAAATGATATATTAGGGGTACTTAATTTAGAACGTGCTAAAGTAGAAATGTATTTTTCATATCAAACAAGCGATATAATTACTAAAGATAAATATAGTAAACATACAGATAAATCTGATTGGGCAGGTGTAATATATCTTACACCTAATCCTAAACCTAATTCTGGTACAATACTATATAATAAAGAAAATATACAAACTATTATTGAAAACAAATACAATAAATTAGTAGCATATAATTCAAAAATTACACATTCACCAGATTATACGTTTGGTGATAATATAACAAATGCAAGAATGACTTTGACGTTTTTTGTCTATAGAGAAAGGTAATATGTTTAGAGAAAAACACTATCAAGTAATAAAAAATTTAATTAGTCCTGAAATGGCAGAATTAGGATATCGTTACTTATTAAACAAAAGGAGAGTATTTAATATCTTACATGAAAATAAACAAATATCTCCGTTTAGTGAAGATTATGGTTATATGAATGACCTTACTGTAAAGAATACATGGGCAAATTATGGTGATGTTTTATTTGACACAATACTTACAGAAAAAAAAGAAACTATAGAAAAAGAAATAGACTATAAACTTGTTGAAACATATACTTATGCAAGATTATATAAACATGGTGATATACTTAGAAGACATAAAGACAGACCATCATGTCAAATATCTGCTACAATGTTTTTAGGTGGTGAACCTTGGTCTATCTATGTTGATAATACAGGTGGTACAAATAATCCAGGTACTAAAGTTGATTTAGAACCAGGTGATTGTTTAATGTATCGTGGTTGTGAATTAGAACATTGGCGTGATGAATTTAAAGGCGAAATCTGTGGTCAAGTATTCTTTCATTATAATGACGCTAGTGATCCTCAATCAAAAAAATTAAAATTTGATAGAAGACCTGTATTAGGTTTACCGGGTCATATTGCTAAATATTATTTAGATTAAGACCAACTTTTGTCGTCTGGGTTCCAAATTCTTACTACTGTTTGATCCGTTGTTGGAGAAGTAATTACTTCTGGCGTATCTGCGTCTGAACCTAATGCACTTCTTATCCACCCACCGTGATGAGAACTTTCCCTAAGTTTTTGACATATCCATCTTGTATTGTCTTGGTCCCAACTCAAATTATACTCATAAGTTTTACCACCATCTTCATAAGTTGTTACAGTTGGTTGTGCGACTGGTTCATAATAAGCACCATCAACTGAACTTAATACCCAATTAGAATGTGGTTTAATTGCTGTAAAGTATCCATTACCACCATCATCAATAAAATAACCATCAATACATGCAAATCTTTTTCTAAAGTTATGATTGTATGACGTTTGTTTCCATGCGACACCTGGATAAGCACCATCTACATATGCAATTGAAGGATCCTCAGAAATATTATTAGCACACCAAGTTTCTCCGTCAACTGCCATATCAGCAGATACATTACTGTCATCTACTACGTTTACTCTTAAAACTTTTTTGTTACTATCTAATTCCGCAAAATGTGCCATTATTTCTCCTTAATTAACTTGTATATGTTCCTGGACTATTAAAACTGTGAACTCTATTACTACCTACAATAGATTGTGTACCACCTGAACCTTTTGGAGCAGTACCTGGATAAGCAATAACAACTCTACCAGAACCACCTGAACCGGCAGCACCATTCCAATGACGCATGCCTCCGCCACCACCACCTCTGTTAGAAGTACCTGACACTGCTGATGCATTTTCTGGGTGTTGTTGTTGACCTCGACCACCTCCGCCTGATCCACCAGGACCATTACCAGGGCTGTGACCTCCGCCGCCGCCTGCATAAGTGATACCGTCACCTGGGAAAGATGCTCCGTTACCACCACTTGTACCTGAAGCAGAGTTTGATTTACCACCTCCAGCACCACCGCCGCCGCCGCCGGGACCTGTACTACCACTATTACCTTGTCCTGAAATACCTGAACCACCACCAGTACCATTACTACCACCGCCGCCTGATCCACCAGGATTACCGGATCTGGAGTTTTCTGCACCACCAGAACCACCACCAGTTGATGGTATACTGTTGAATGATGAAGCTGAACCATTATTACCTCTATTTGTAAAACCTGTGTTTGGTCCGCCGCCACCACCTATTGAAGCAGGGAAGTTACTACCTGGTGCCGTTTCTATTGATCCTGTTCTCATACCACCTGCACCACCTCCAGCACCTTGGTTTTCGCCGCCGCCTCCGCCGCCTGCAACAACTAGATATGTGAATGTGTAAGTGTTTGTTTTATTTTGTAAGTCTGACATAGCAACAGCACCACTAGGTTGACCTGCTAAACTTCTCACAGGTGTTGAACCCATGTTTATTTGTGCCGTTGAACTTTCACCTAATTCATCATTTACGTCTGATAAACCTATCTGTCCATTTGGTGTTGCCATCTTAATTTCTCCTCAAATTATTTATTCTTTTTTAAAGTATTAACTTCGTCTGTTAATTCTTTGACAGCTTCAATCAATACTGATACTAGTCTGTCATACTTAACTGCTTTGATACCGTCAGGTCTTGTACCAACGATTTCTGGCATAACTTTTTCAACATCTTGTGCGATAACACCAACGTCTCTTTTTCTTACAAAGTATCCGTCTTCGCCACCTTTACTCTCAATGAAACTATCTTTCCAATCAAAGAATACACCGTTGATTTTCTTAATCATTTCAAGTGGAGAAGGAATGTTGATAATGTTTTCCTTAAGCGCTACGTCTGAACTGTAGAAGGCAGTAATATCGTTTGTTGCTCTTAACTCACCAGCAGTACCTGAAGCGGCAGTATTAAGACCTAAACTGTCTAACTGTACGTCATTACCGTCTGTTGTGTTTGATACAACAACTGTACCTGCTTGAGTTGGTAAAGTGATTGTTATATCACCTGTTGAAGCAGGACCTATTAAAGTTACTGCGTTAGTACCGTTATCACTATCTTCAAAGAACTTAACAAAACCAGCACTAGTAGCCGCATTTTTTGTTTCTAGTCCAGTTGAGAATGTACCTGTTGTACCTGCAATTGTAGTTGCCGTTAAGGCACCTGTATCTAATGTAGATGAACCGTTATCTATGTTACCAAAACCTGAAGTGATTGAACCTGCATTTAAAGCACCAGTTGTAACTATGTTACCACCACCAACACTATGACCTGCAAAATATGTTGATACTGTATCAACGTTTGTCATTCTCATAGTACCGCCATCATTAATTAATATACCATCACCTGAAGCGACAGCAGTAGTACCTCTAGCAGTACCACCATCTATTAAATTAATTTCTGCCGGTGTTGCACTAATAGCGTCTGTACTAGCAGCGGCAAAAGGTTGTAAAGTACCTGCTACGTTTGCAAGATTAATTGCTCTATCAGCAGTTGGGTCAACTACACCTAATGTTGTTTCAAAACTATCATTTGAAGAACCTTCAAAGATAACTGAATAACTTTGTCCTAGTGATAAATTACCACCCGCTGTGATTGCAACTGCACTCAAAGCACCTGTAGTTGTGATTGTTGATGAACCATTGTTTATAGTACCAAAACCTGATGTAATTGTACCAGAGTCCAAAGCACCTGTTGACACAAGATTTGGCATTGCTGTAATTTCGTCATCAAGGTAGGCAGCAAGAGTTTGAACTGTAGTCATTCTCATTGTACCGCCGTCATTGATTAGTACACCATCACCGTCTGCAATTGCTGTAGTACCTCTAGCAGTACCACCGTCAATTAAGTTTAATTCTGCCGGTGTTGCCGTAATTTGGTCTGTTGAAGCAGCAGCAAATGGTTGTATTGTACCTGCAACGTTAGCGATGTTGACTGCTCTGTCAGCAGTTGGGTCAACTACACCTAATGTTGTTTCAAAACTGTCTGCACTTGCACCTTCAAATACTACAGAACCACTTAATACTGCGCCTGTTGCTGTTACTGTACTTGATGATGTGATTGCACCTGAACCTACTGTCCCTGCTAATGTTACGTTTGCACCATCAAATGTTGCCGCCGTAGTTGTGCCTGATTTAATGATTAAGTTACCAGAGTTATTAGTTGCACTACCATAAGTAGTACCTGCGTCTAGGAAGAAAATATCTCCGCCATCAGCGTCTATCTTAATATCACCTGGAGCGTCTAATGTAATATCAGTTGCACCATTTAAAACAAAATCTAAGGCAGTTGTACCACCCGCTTTCAAAGTGATGTTATCACCATCAGCGTCTAAGATAATGTCTGTAGTTGCGTCAAGTGTGATTGTTGAACCACTATCTATTTCTGCAATTACGGGAGTTGTAAGTGTTTTATTTGTTAATGTTTCTGTAGCAGTTATTAAAGAAACTGTACCAGTTAAATCTGGTATAGTTACTGTTCTATCTGCTGTTGGGTCAGTAGCAACTAGTGTTGTTTCAAAACTATCTGCTGTTGAACCTTCAAAAACGAAACCTGTTTGTAAGTTAACTGTTGAACTATCAACTGTAGTTGTAGAACCTGATACTGTTAAGTTACCTGCGATTGTTACGTTTGCACCTGACATGGTCATAGCAGTAGTTGTACCTGATTTAATAATCAAGTTACCGCCTGTGTTCGTTAATGAACCGTAAGTAGTACCAGCGTCTTTTAAGAAAACATCTCCGCCATCTGCGTCTAATATGATATCTGTAGCTGCGTCAACTGTAAAGTTGCCAGCACTATCTATTTCAGCAATAACTGGAGTAGTTAGTGTTTTGTTAGTCAACGTATCTGTTGTTGCTCTTCCCACTAATGTGTCTGTTGCGTCTGGTAATGTAAGTGTTCTATCTGCTGTTGGGTCTGTAACTGCAATAGTTGTTTCAAAACTATCTGCTGTTGCACCTTCAAATACTAATGGACTTGCATTTGATAATATTGCTTGAGTACCAGTAAGTGAACCAGATGATGTAATTGCACCTGAAGCAACTGTACCTGCCAATGTTACGTTTGCACCACTAAATGTTGCAGCTGTTGTAGTTCCTGATTTGATAATCAAGTTACCTGAATTGTTTGTTGCACTACCATAGACAGCACCACCATCCATAAAGATTATGTCTCCGCCATCAGCGTCTATTTTGACATCGCCTGGAGCGTCTAAAGTAATATCTGTTGCACCGTTACTAACAAAATCTAGTGTTGTTGTACCACCGTCTTTTATAGTTACATTAGCACCATCAGCGTCTAATATAATATCTGCTGAAGCGTCTAATGTGATAGTAGAACCATCAATCTCGTTGATAACTGGTGTTGTTAAAGTTTTGTTTGTTAAAGTATCAGTTGTATCTCTTCCTACTAGTGTAGTAGTAGCGTTAGGGATAGTTACTGTTCTATCTGCTGTTGGGTCTGTAACAGTTAGAGTTGTTTCAAAACTGTCGTCTGAAGCACCTTCAAAAGTGAAACTTGCACCTGTAAAAGAAGCGCCTGAAATATTTGGACTCGTTAAGGTTTTGTTTGTGAGTGTTTGTGTAGCGGTTGTTGTTACTACTTCAAAACCACCTGCTGTCGAGCCGTCATGGACTCTAAGAGTATCTTTATCAGTATCTACACTTACCTCACCTACAGCACCTGTAAAACTATTATTTTGAGACGTGTTACCTCGTCTTAATTGTAATGCTGTTGGCATATTTTTCTCCTAGTTAATTCTATGCTATATTTATACTATTTATAATCTATTATGCTACACTTCCTAAATCAACTGTAACTACAGAACCTCTAGGTTCCATGTGGTCATACAAATCAGATGTAATAACTTGGAATGCGTCAACGATTGCTTGAAAAGGTGTCTCACCTCCTGCTAAGTCAGCATTTCCTTGCGCCGCTGGGTGTTCTGTTAGTGTTGATTGTGGGAATGATGTATCAATTGTCATTGCCACAGTACCTGTTTTATTAGGTATTGTGATTGTTCTATCAGCGGTTGGGTCTGTTACTGCTAAAGTAGTCTCAAAACTGTCTGCTGTTGAACCTTCAAATACAATGTTACCACCAACTGTTAAGTTGGTAACGCTTGGACTTGCGTCTAAAGCGATTGAGATATCATTGTTTGAAACTGTTGTAGTGATATTACTACCACCTGAAAAATCTAATGTATCACTTGCTAATGATATTGTATCGTTTGACCCACTATCTGCACCTACTGTTAAAGTAGTTGTGATTGAGGCAGTTGATACTGCTGTTACAAGTCCTTTTGCGTTAACTGTTACTACTGGTATTGCTGTAGCACTACCTGCTTGACCTACGTTTGAATTAACTGTTGCTAATGTCAATGCACCGTTTGTTGCTACTGTAGCGTCACCACTAAACATTCCATGAGATATAAGAGTACCAGTTGCGTTTGGTAATGTAATTGTTCTATCTGCTGTAGGGTCTGTTACAGTTAAAGAAGTTTCAAATGAGTTAGCAGTAGAACCTTCAAAACTGATTGCACTATCTGATAATGTTAAACCTGAAACTGTTGGACTTGTTAAAGTTTTATTTGTTAATGTGTCTGTGGTGTTTCTTGCAACTAATTGGTCTGAAGCTGCACTTGGTAATGTTAATGTAATATCTGAACTTGGATTACCTGGTGTTAAAGTAGTTTCAAAACTATCTACTGTTGAACCTTCAAAGACAATACTTCCTGATATAAGACCATTGAAGACAACTGTATCTGAAGCACTATCACCAAGATTAATTGTACCACCGTTAAATGTAGATGTACCTGTAACTGTTAAGTCACCACCAACTGATAAATCATTTGCAGCTGTTACGTTTGCACCACTCATTGTTAATGCTGTTGTAGTACCTGATTTGATTATTAAGTTACCAGATGTATTTGTTAATGACCCATAAGTTGTACCTGCGTCTTTTAAGAATACATCACCACCGTCAGCGTCTAATACGATATCTGTGGTTGCGTCTAATGTAATTGTAGAACCACTATCTATTTCAGCAATAACAGGTGTCGTTAATGTTTTATTTGTAAGTGTTTGTGTTGAAGCAATACCTGCTAATGTATCACTAGCAGTAGCGGGTAATGTTAAACTAATATCAGCACTTGGATTACCTGGTACTAAAGTAGTTTCAAAACTATCAGCACTTGAACCTTCAAATACTAAACTACCTGCAATAGTACCACCAAAGGTTACTGTATCTGTAGCAGCGTCACCTAAAGTAATATTACTATCACCCTCAGTTGTACCTGTGACTGTTAAGTTACCTGCAATGGTAACATTTGCACCTGACATTGAAATAGCAGTAGTAGCACTACCACTTGATTTAATGACAAGTTGTCCTGATGAGTTACTAAATCTACCAAATTCAGTACCGTCATCTTTTAAAATAATATCTGCGCCACCAGCGTCTAATGTAATGTCTGTAGCTGCGTCTAATGTGATTGCGTTAGCAGAAAAACCGTCACCGTATTCTAAACCGTTTGCACCTGCATTTACTCTTAATACCTGACCGGCAGTTCCTACAGCGGCTAAACCTGTACCACCGTGTACGAAACCTACTGTTTCTCCTGATTGATATTCTGCTAGTCCAGTAGCGTTTCCACTACTGTCGAAGACCGTCCTTATTGGTACTTTATCTGCCATAATACTATTTATATCCTTTTAGTGTTAAAATGAAAATAATGCTCTCTCTTGTGTTGTTATTGATGAACCATCTGCCTTAGTAAATCCTTCAAATACAAAGTCTGAACGACCAGACGCTTTAAAGTTCAAAGTGGCTGCAGCTGAAGCTAAACCACCAGTTTTTGTAAATAGTGGCACACCTCTTGTTACAATACCTGTAATAGGGTCAGCGTCTGGAATCGCTCTATCACCTACCTTACTATTCGCCGGTAATACTACTGTTGTTCCAGTAGAGGATAATTGTGCGTTACCTAAGAAGATTGTACTTCCTGATACATGCAATGCTGCCCATTTTAAAGAAGCAGAACCTAAACTATGAGTATCATTAGCACTAGGTACAAAATCTGACGCCACTCTAGCGTTAAATGTTACTGTATCACCAGTTGCATTACCAACTACAGTATTACCTGAAGATGTTAAATTTGTAAATGAACCTGCTTGACCACCACCAGTAATATCGCTTGTTAACGCAACTGTACCTGTTGAGTTAGGGAAAGTTATTGTTCTATCTGCTGTAGGGTCTGTAACTGCAAGTGTTGTCTCAAAACTATCTGCTGTACTACCTTCAAATACAATGCTACCACCAACGTTTACATTAGCACTTGTTGTTAATGCTGTTACTGATGGAGAAGCGTCTAAGGCAATCGCTATATTGTTATTAGAAACCGTTGTTGTAATGTTTGCACCACCCTCATAATTAAGTGTGTCTGTCGCCAAAGAAACAGCGTCATTTGAACCACTATCTGCACCTACAGTTAATGTTGTTACAATTGTTGCTGTTGATAAGGCAGTAACAAGACCTTTTGCGTTAACTGTTACTACTGGTATTGCTGTTGTACTACCAAACTGACCTACGTTACTATTGACTGTTGTTAATGTTAATGCACCAGATGTTGCCATTGTAGCGTCACCAGATACATCAGCAGTTACAACTAAAGTACCTGTAGAGTTAGGTAAACTAATTGTTCTATCTGCTGTTGGGTCTGTAACTGCTAAAGTTGTTTCAAAACTATTATTTGTTGAACCTTCAAAAACAAGAGGACTTGCACCTGAAAGAACTAGTCCTGTTAAGTCTGCCGTTCCAGTAAATGCACCACTTAATGTTCCTGCATTGATTGTTGGACTTGTTAAAGTTTTGTTTGTTAATGTGTCTGTAGTGTTTCTTGCAACTATAGTATCAGTAGCACTTGACGGTAATGTAAGAGTAATATCTCCACTAGGATTACCTGGTGTTAAAGTTGTTTCAAAACTGTCTGCTGTACTACCCTCAAAGACTAAACTACCTTGAATAGTACCACCAAAAGTAATAGTATCTGTAGCAGCGTCACCAATTGTTATATTGCCATCATTTTCTGTTGCACCAGTTACTACTAAATTACCTGCAATTGTAACATTGGCACCTGACATTGAGATTGCCGTTGTAGAACTTGAACCTGATTTAATTACTAACTCACCTGAACTATTAGTAAATCTACCAAACTCAGTACCGTCATCTTTTAAAATTATATCTTGTTCACCTGCGTCTAATATAATATCAGTAGCAGCGTCTAAAGTTATAGAAGCATTGGAATCTATTTCTGCAATTACAGGAGTTGTTAAAGTTTTATTTGTTAATGTATCAGTAGTTGCTTTACCTATTAATGTGTCTGTTGCATTTGGTAATGATACTGTTCTATCTGCTGTAGGGTCAACTGTAGTTAATGTTGTTTCAAAACTATCTGCTGTTGCACCTTCAAAGACTAAAGCATTCTGAACATTTATAGATGAACTGTCAACCGTAGTTGTAGTACCTTGAACTGTTAAGTTACCTGCAACTGTAGCATTACCTGCCATAGTTACATTAGCACCACTAAATGTCATAGCAGTTGTAGTACCAGATTTAATTATTAAGTTACCTGAACTATTTGTTAACGCACCAAAAGCAGCTGTATCATCTTTTAAAAATATATCTCCGCCACCTGCGTCTAAAGTAATGTCTTGTACTGCGTCTAATTCTATACCACCAGTACCGTCTATATGTGCTATAACTGGATTTGTAAACTGTTTGTTTGATAAAGTTTCTGAACCTGTAAGTGTAACGAAACTATCACTTTGTAATGCACTATTAAATTCTGCAACTGAACCTGTTATAGTATTGTTTGCTAAATCTATTGATTTGTTTGTAAGTGTATCAGTAGTTGCTTTACCTACAAGTGTATCACTAGCGCTTGATGGTAATGTAAGTGTAATATCAGCAGTTGGATTACCTGGTGTTAATGTAGTTTCAAAACTATCACTTGTACTACCTTCAAATACTAAACTGCCAGTAATTGTACCATTGAAAGCAATTGTATCTGTAGCTGCGTCACCAAGATTAATTGTACCACCATTGAATGTAGATGTACCTGTAACTGTTAAGTTACCTGCTAACGTGGCACTTGAACCACTAAATGTTAATGCTGTTGTAGAACTTGAACTTGATTTAATTACTAATTCACCAGATGAGTTTGTAAATCTACCAAACTCAGTACCACCGTCTTTTAAAATTATATCTGCACCATCAGCGTCTAATGTAATATCAGCATCAGCGTCTAGTACAATACCACCACTTGATAAGGAATCTATTTCAGCAATCTTTGGTTGTGTTATAGTTTTATTTGTAAATGTTTCTGTATTTGCTAAAGTAGCAAAGTCAGCACTTTGTAATGCACTATTAAATTCTGTTATTGTACCTGTTAAGGAGTTGGCGTCTAAATCTATTGTCTTGTTAGTAAGTGTTGCTGTGCCATCTAAAATAAAATTTCTAATACTTTCACCAGAGTGAATACTTTTAGCAGTTGCCGTTACGGCAGGAAATGTATCATCATCAATTGGCGCACCTGATACGAATTGACCTGAGGCAGTTGCATATTGTAAAATAGCACCGTCAGGTAATGATGAAGCAGTAACGTTTGTTAAATCACCTATAGCAGTAACAGATGTAACAGCACCGCCTCCTGCGGGAACTGTAACAGAAACTTTTTGAGGACCTGCGCTATTGGTTGATGTTATCTTTGCTTTAATTGCCATAATACCCCTTTATGACATAATATATTAACGTGTGACATTTGGACTCACCGTTACGGTTCCTTGCAATACTCTTGTTACCACACTATCGCTTGATGTTACTTCAATATCATACACATATCTTCCTTCTTCAACGGCAGCCGTTTGAGTAGAAGTTAGAGAAAGTGTTATTTGTCCTTCTGACCTATCAGCAGAAAACGATATTGTAAATGTAGCTGACGCTGAACTTGATGAGTATGACTTTCGTATTTGACCTGCAGCTGTGTATCCAGTTAGGTTAAATACTGTGTCATCATCATTGAAAAGCGTTATTGTACTTGAAAAGTTTGCACCTTGTTCAATTAGTAGATTAGTAATAGCTGCCATAATTTCTCCTTATGGGACTATTTATAATTACTTATCTTTCTTTTCAGTTTCTTTTTTTGGTCTTTGGTCTTCAGGTAACACCTCAGTTGGAATAACTTTAGTATAGTATGCCAATAGGACATCTATCTTTTCTATTTCAACTTGATGTTGGATTTTTTGTGCTCTAAGATTGTTATATTGTTCAGCATGTATCTTACCTTTTACTGTAAGGTGTTCCATATCTAAATTAATATCTTTAGGTTGTTCTTTTGCTTTCTCAGCCATGATTTATTCTCCGTTAGTTATTATTTAATTTTCGCTTGCAATTCTTTAATCGCTTGCAATAGTAAAGCAGTTAATCTGTCATACTTGATTGCTTTAATACCGTCTTGTCTAGTACCTACAATCTCAGGTAAAACTGCCTCAACTTCTTGTGCAATTAAACCTACATCACGTTTTCTCATAAAGTATCCGTCTTCGCCGCCTTTACTTTCTATATAGTCATCTTTCCAATCAAAGAAAACTCCTCTTATTTTATCTACCATATCTAAGGCAGATGGTATTTCTACAATATTTTCCTTCAATGATACATCTGAACTATAAAAGGCAGTTATATCATTTGTTGCTCTCAACTCTCCAGCAGTACCAGAGGCAGCAGTATTCAGTCCTAAACTATCTAGTTGAACATCATTACCATCAGTTGTATTAGAAACAACAACTGTACCTGCTTGAGTTGGTAATGTAATATCAATATCACCTGTTGAAGCAGGACCTAAAAGTGTTACAGCGTTTGAACCGTTATCACTATCCTCAAAGAACTTAACAAAACCGGCACCAGTAGCACCATTTTTTGTTTCTAGTCCAGTAGAAGCAGTAATTGTTGTTGCACTTAATGTACCTGCACCTGCAACGTTAGCACCACTAAATGTTAATGCTGTTGTAGTACCTGATTTAAGTATTAAGTTGCCTGAAGTATTTGTAGCACTACCAAAAGTAGTACCATCATCTTTAAAGAACACATCACCGCCATCAGCGTCTAATACAATATCAGTTGTAGCGTTAAGTGTTATAGTTGAACCTGAAGTAGCTTCAACGATTACTGGAGTTGTAAGTGTTTTGTTTGTTAATGTTTCAGTTGCTGTAATCAAAGAAACTGTACCAGTTAAATCTGGTAATGTAATTGTTCTATCAGCAGTAGCGTCTGTTACTGCAATTGTAGTTTCAAAACTGTTTGCTGTGTTACCTTCAAATACAAGTGGACTTGCACCTGTTAATGTACCTACTGTTGTAATATCAGAAAAATTACCTGTTGTTAAAACAGTACCAGAAACATTTGGAAAGTTTATTGTTCTATCTGCTGTTGGGTCAACAACACTTACAGTTGTTTCAAAACTGTCTGCTGTGCTACCTTCAAATACAAATGAACCTCTTTGGTCAGTTGCACCTGTAAATATAGGTGTTGTAAGAACTGGTGATGTTAAAGTTTTATTTGTTAAAGTTTCTGTTGCACTCGTTAATGATACTGTACCTGTTAAGTTTGGTAAAGTAATTGTTCTATCTGCTGTTGGGTCAGTTGCTGTTAATGTTGTTTCAAAACTATCAGCACTTGAACCTTCAAATATAAATCCAGTTTGTAAATTAACAGTAGATGAATCCACAGTTGTTGTAGTACCTGATACAGTTAAGTTACCTGCAACAGTAACATTGGCACCATTTAATGATAATGCTGTTGTAGCACTTGAACTTGATTTAATTAATAATTGACCTGCATTGTTTGTTAATCTACCAAATTCAGTACCGTCATCTTTTAAAATTATATCTCCGCCACCAGCGTCTATATTAATATCTGCTGAAGCGTCTAATGTAAATGTACCGGCAGTAATTGTATCTATTGCTGGACTAGTAAATAAATTAGCAATAGTCATTTCTTTTAATGCACTTGCTGAAGTATCTCTAATAACTATACTATCACCAGTTGCTGGAGCGGCACCTAAATCTGTTTGTGTTGCAACAAATGAAGCATTAAAAGGTGATACTTCACTCTCTAACTCGTTCATCGCCGCTACAAGATTACTTGCACTTATAGATGAACTAAGTTGGTCTATATCTCCAAAGTCTGTCGCTGATAGAGTATTAAAAGTTGTTCTTAATTGTTCTATCGTTGCCGTTGCTGCTACTTGTCTTGCTGCCATATTATTTTACCAGTTTTAATAAAAGTCCTTTTATTTCAGACATTTCTTGTTTTAAATTATTTATATCTCTTACCGCATTTCTTAAATCATTACTAGATTGTCTTGCTTCTCTAATACGTCTTACATGTATTTGATAAGCATTCTTATCAGTATTTATTATACCATTAGAACTTGTATCTCTTACAATATGTTGATGACCTTCTACTTTTAAATATGTCATATTATACTGCTAAAGCAATCGCTCTCATATCTGTTAGACGAGGAGGATATGCTGGGTTAGTTCCTTTCATAACTATTTTAATTTTGAATGTTGCAAACTCATTAATACCTTCTTCACTAAACTCAAAGTCAGCAAAATCAGTTTTAAATCCTGCATTGTATGGTGATTGACTTCTACCTTCAGCACTTACTGCTGTATTAGATTGTGTCATTTGTACATAAGGTATATCTTTCATTTCTCTATCATCACCTTCAAACTTAACTTTTCTAAAAACTTCAATTGAAGATGTTGGGAAAACACTAGCAGCTATTCTAATATCTAATGCTGTTGCTGGGTTTTCTAAAGAAATTTCTCTTGTAATATATTTAGCAGCCGCACTACCACCAGTTGGGTCTGTTTCTGCAACAAATCCTGTTCTATTACTAGAAGTTGGATTATCTAATCTGTTATGTGTACAGAAAATATTTGTTCTTGCTAAGTCAATCACAGGAGATATATTAGCATTTGAAGTATTTAATACAATATCATAGAATAAAGATTTTGTACTTGATAAGTGAGTTGTTTCGTTTATAGAACTAGCAACTGCTCTTGCACTTGTAAAGTAAAAGTTTTCATTTGGTACAATATTTGTAAATGCACTATCAGTTGAATATGACGCTTCTGTACCATCTATTGATGTTGCTGAAGTAGTTTTAATTTTGTGTTCAGTAGTAGTATCTGGGAAATTCATCATACCAATTTTAGGCATAACACTTTCAAATGTTCTATCTTGTGTTGCAACTATAGTTGAACCACCAACACTACCAGTTGATGTTGCTGTATCACCAGTTAATGTAATTGTATAACTGTCCTCAGTTGCATTAGCAATATCATGTGTACCATTAATTACACTACCTTGAATACCATTATAGTCAGTTGAACCACCAAGACCAGAGATTGTAACCTTACTTGGTTTATTATCATTCATGCCGTGATGTTGATGATTGATTTTAATTATCGCTGGGTTGCCACCAAATGTTGTACCTGAACCGGCAGTAGCATTTGTTTCAATAGCATTGTTATCAAGTGTCTTAGTTTCAATATCATCATTCGTTAGTGACAATGTACCGTTTGTAGTTGTATCAAATGCAGCTTTGTATAAAGTAATTTTTAAATCTTCCATTTGGTCTTCTGTCCACAGTTTTGCATTTTGAGAACGGAATAAAGAACCAAATAAAGGTTGTTGTGTTACTCGTCTTGTACCACCAACGTCTGTATCACCTAATCTACTTACCCATGCTTTATACTTTTGACTGTTAGGTTTTAATATGATTGCATATTCTTTACCACCTTGTAAAAATACAGGAGATGGGAATGTTACTGTAGTTGCTGTCGAAGCAGTTGCACTTGTAAGAACTTGACTTGATTGAAGCGTAACCTCTGAGAAAGGAAGTATTCTTTGACCAGGTCTACTATTAATAGTTTCTACTAGATAAACTTTAATTGGAACTGTATCATCTTTTTCTTCAAAATATACATCAACTTTAGATAAGAATACACCACTAGGTTCTTCAACACTAAATGTTTGTGCTAATGGATCTGGATTTTCACTAACTGACGTTTGTGTTATACCAAAAGTATCTGTTGTTCTTCTTGTATCTTGTTCACTTACAGTTTGTCTACCAATAATTGGTACTCTAGTTGACTGTACTGTTTCTTGTGTCGTTGTTTGTAAACCACGAGCAGTATATGTACCTTGAGCAAAAGTATCAACAGAATCCTCATCTGTTGCATTTGTTGACGAACTTGTTAATCTGAATATTCTATCACCTGTTCTAAATCTTTCACTTGCTGTATTTGGTATTGTAAATGTTCCTTCAATTGTACCTGTCGTACCAGTAACTAAGTTACCACCTAATACACCACCAGATGGTGTTACATGTGTTGATACATTTACATTATCAAAGAAAGGATAAACTCTTGTGTTTGGTTTTAATCTTGTACCTGTGAATGTAATTGTTTGAGAACGAATAAAAGGTATGAACGCAACATCAACAATTCTTTCACCAAAAGATTGTCTTACAACATTTGAACCTGAAATTTCTCTAGTAATACCTGTTCTACTTCTTGTTGTAATATCTCCACCTACTGTAGTAGTAGTTGTATTAATATTTCCACCTTCTCGTCTTGCTATTGAAGTTGTATTTGCCCAACGACCAGACCAGTTAGTTTGCCAGTTATTCCAAACTGTACCTAAGTTGTTATTTGTTCCTGCAAGATTAGTCATTGTATCAAATAAGTTATTATCGTTTACAATTAAATCAGGTCTTCTAGTTGTATCGTACCATTCATCAACATCTGGTGTTAATGCGACATCACCTTGATATTGAAATACTAAGAATGGATTACAGTTAACTGATTTAGTTGCATAAGGATTTTCAGTTAACTTAGAATGTGTATATGGTAAAGTTATTAAGTCACCTGTTTTTTGATAACCAGCAGTTGTTCTTTCTGCGTCTGTATCATTTGCGGCTAACTCAACAAGTTTTACAATGTTTGTATTATGTTCTGGTCTTAACTCACCTTCTGACATATCAACTGAACATCTGTATTCACTTGATAAAGTGTCACCAACATTATGACCTTTGAAACTATCTACTACAATACCATTTTTAAATCTATCTAAACCTGTAGCTGCGTCTTGTATTTGTGTATTAACTGCTTGTTGTTCTAGTAGAGATAACTGAGTATAGTATTCTATATTTTTAATTCTTTGTTCTAACTTACCAATGTCTCTCATTGTATATCTTCTATTATCAACTACTGTTATTGCTACATCATCTGTAGAGAAAGTATATGGTGGTAAAGTTAGATAATATAAAGGCATTGCGTCATCAATAGGTTCTGCTCTTTGAGGATCAATTGCTGAAGTACCTTTTGCTTGTTTAAATAGACCGTCTGTAGTTACAAAGATACCATCTATTCTACTTAAATAAAATTCAAAGTCTAGTGTTGCGTCTGAACTAGGTTTTGGCATATCAACTGTTGAAGCACCGCCTCCAGTATAATTTTTTGCACCAATACTATCTACATTACCATAACCTACAACTTCACTATTGTCCGCTACTCTAGGTCTAAAGTCTAATGCGTCTCTTAATTGTATTTTACCTTTTGTTGGACTTTCAAAAGAAGGAATGTTTTCATAATCTACAACACCAGCATAACTATCTACTGAGAAGTAGTTACCTGTACCGTGTGTAAAGAAACTAAATGTAATTAGTAATCTACCAGTTGGTAATTGAGCACCGTCTTTTCTTACTATTCTAGCAATGTCATAGAAACTATCTCTTTGTCCTGTGTCTAGTGTAAATCTATCTGTAATATCTGTATGACTTGTTGTTGCTGCCGTACTAAAGTCTGGTGCCATGAATACACTTGTTAAAGCAAATGCGTCTGCTTTACCTAAACTGATTGTTCTTTCTTCAGCTAATGCTTGTGTAGAAACTGTTTGTGTTTGGTCTGAAACTAATGCTTTTGTTTTTTCACCTGCAACTGATTTAGTTATTGTTGCAATTAATTTAACTTTAGCAGTTGCATAGTTAGCACCTAAATCTATTTGTACTTGACGACCTGATGGACTACCAGTTAATGAGAATACGGCGTCACCTTCATGGTTGTTGCCTGATAAACTCACTATATCACCTATAGCACCTGCACTTGCACCGGCAGTCATTATTGATAATGTGTAATCTGCTTCTGAGTGTGCGTCAAATGTTTCGTTTGCACCAGCAGAGAATGTAGCAACACCAGATGATGATAAAGTTTCAACAAATTGTCTTCTAACTTTATGACTTGTATCTGTGATACCTGCATTGTCTGTAGTCTTTAATGTTTTGATAACATTCTCAGGTAATTTATATACTAGAGAAGTAGTATTAATGTTTTGTAATTTTGTTCTTCTTCTTTGTGTTGACGCTGATGTTACAGCAACTGTTACTGTCGCCGTTAATGTTAATGATTTATTATTTGCAATCGCACCAACAAATCTACTTTGTTGATTACCATTGTTATCTTCAAACACAATGTTGTCGCCAACTTTTAAGTCTGAATTAAATTCTGTGTTGTTACCTTTTACTACATTTGAGTTTGCGTCTATATTAATTAGTCCGCCTATAGTTACATTACTTTCATCTTTTTCATTTGCAGCTGTAGTTGTTAATACTGTATCAGCAGTAAAGTTTGGCGAACCAGTCATACCAACTGACTTAACTTGTGCAAAATCAAATTCAGTTACACCTTTTCTTTCTGGTGTGTTTGATATTACTACGCCACTATTTGAACTTTCGTCTGTTATAGTTTCACCAGTTGCAAAAGAACCTGATACATTACTTAATACAACTGTTGTAAATACAGATTGTTCTAAAATTAAATCGTCACCATCTGTTTCATCAACAAGGTTAAATCCGTCCTCAGTTATAAACTGGTCAGGATCCGTTGATGTATTAGATGATATTGCCTCTACAACACCAGTTGCACCTGAAGTAGAACCTGTTAGAGTTTCACCTGTATCAAACTCAACTGAACTTGTAACACCAATGTGTGTAAACATATCAACATTAAATAAACCTAATTTATAAATTGAAGATGTGTTTGTTAATGTTGCACCAGCAGTACCTGATTTGTATTCAAAGTATCTAGGTTTTGCTCTACCAATTTGTTCTACATCAACATTGGTTGTAGATAGGTTTGTGCCTCTGGTAGCATTTGCATTTTTAAATAATTGTAATTCTTTAAACGCTTCTGTTTCTCCTGAAACTGTCCCTATATCTGGCGTACCATGTACATTTGTTACATCAACAAAATTACCTATTGCTAATCTTGTAGTAGAGTTTTGTATTGTATCAAAGTCTCTTGCTTTTTCTACTGTAACAAATTTTTGTCCTGTTGTTTCTATTTCGTAACCTTGAACATATGCTTTACCAGGAGATAAACCAATTGCTAATCTAGCTTCTGAGTTAGCTGTGCTTAATCCATTATATAAACTTGAACCATCAGCAGAATATATACCACGATTTGATCCGTCATTTTTATGTTCTCTTACATCTATGTCAAATGATTTAGTAACATAATCACCACTTTCATCTGCCGTTCTTCTTGCTAATGTTTCTTCTAGTATATTGTAATCTGTTCTTTGTACAATTGTTTCAATGTTACCTGATCCTGTTCTTAGTAACTCTACAAAGTTTTCATCATCTGTTTCAGTTGTAAGTTTTTTAACTAATGTTAATGATGTTTTAAATCTGTGAGCACCTGGAGCATTTACATTTGATGAACCGGCTGCGTTATCATTTAACGAACTATCGTCTGACGGTGTAACAAAACTTTCTGTTACATTGAAACCAACTCTATATGATGGTGTGTTTGAATATGGGTCTAGTATTAAAGTCTGTTCAGTATTTGCAACAAAGAAACCATTAATGAAATATACACCTGCTTGAACATTTACTGAACTAGCAAAACCAGTTGCGTTACTATCTGTTGGTAACGAAGTACCTGAGGTACCTACAACTGCTGTTGAAGATATGCTATTGTATGTAAATGTTAAAGTTTCTCCCTCAGTAAATCTTTTCGTTGCATTGTCTGTACCTGAGGCAGTATATAAAACATAGACTGTTGCAGCTGCTGTTGATGTTGCTTCAGTTGTGTTTACAACTGTTGCTGTAATACCTGAAGTAGAACCTGTTACAATTAAATCTTGTAAGTTAGAAACTGTTGAAGTAGAATGACTTGCTAATTTAACATATTCGTATTTTGTGTTAAGTGCTATCTCACCTGGTATTACCATACTACCATCTTTGAACATATGTTCACCAAATCTTTCAATTTGGTTTTGTAAGATAGTTTGTAGTTGTGTTAACTCTCTTGCTTGAACTGCAAAAGCAGGACGAAATAATATTCTATGAAAATTCTTTGCTTCTGAAAAGTCATCAAAGTAAGGAGAGACGTTAAAATTTGTTGCCATTTAAATCTCCTAAAACTCTACTATTAACTTTACATTCTCCGTTTGGTCTGAAGCACGACTAATAGGTTTTCTGTTTTCTATGTACAGAATATCACCTGTATCTGCCGTTAATTCAGGAGTAACGTCATGTGAACTTGGCGTACCTGTTGCACTTGAAGTACCGCCTGTTACTGTATTCGTTCCAGAGAAAGCCGTTGCGTTTTGGTTTGTATCAATACCTTGGTTTGCAAACTGTGGTTGTATGTATCTTAAAACTTTTGTTGTAGAATTAAAGTCAACTACAAACCCTACAGCACCTGTACTTGCTTGTGTAATCTTTTCATCTGCTTGAAAACTACCTGGCGTGCCAGAGAAAGTAATTGATTTAGTTGCGTCAAGTGTTGAAGCAGTTGCTGTTGCACCTGTTGTACTATCAGTTGGGTTTCTTAATAATGCAATTCTTCTAAAATCATTTGATGTATTGAACTCGCCACTTTCACTAGTTGCAAAGTCAACATTCATCATTACAAAGAATCCACCTAACTCAGCAATAATATCTGTTGCATGTCCGCCTGGAGGTGAAATT